GTGCATATTCCTTCATGTTGACCTATAGAATACACATCAAACCCATTATTTTTTAAATATTTGTATATTTGTGCAAACATAATTTACACCTACTTCAGTATCTTATTTAGTCCTTTTATAACTTGAGGACTTATCAAATCTATAGTTGGTTTTATAATAGCATATCTTTTCTCATTACAAAGTTCTAAGTATACCCCATACTCAACACCATGTGACAACTCAATCCTAGCAACATCACCTATCCATTTCCATGATCCATTAAGCCTTTGATGTGCTGCACCACTTCTAGGAGTCCATTTATAATTGTTTTTTGCATGAGTTTCCATTTGCTTAGCAACTGTATCTGCATATAAACCAAGTGCTGCTTTAGATTTAATTTCTCTTTCTGCTAACCCTTTGATAAGCTTATTAGCATCAAATTTAAAACTCATACTAATTCACCTCAAGTAACATATCAAAATAAATATTTAACCTATTTTGATTGCCTTTATCTCTTATAACATATTTAACATTATCAAGTAAGAAGTAATCATTTTCTTTTATCTTAACAGTATCTTCATCATAGATAACCATTAAAAACATCTGCTTACTTCTTTTTACTTGCCCTTTATCAGTAGTAATAGCACTAATTTGAGTATTACCTTCATGGTAAAAGCCTTTTACACTACATACAAGGTCTTTTCCGTTAGGTTCTTCGAATTCATTTTTAGCATCTCTATAAATATCAACATAAGTTGGGAATTTGTCTATTACTTTCTGTATTTTAGGTTTTATCTTATTAGCTATCATAATACAAAGCTCCTTTTCTTAGGTTTATACAGTTTAGCTAATCCAAGCCAATATTCTCTATTATTGGCTAAGGTAAGCCCTCCAGGGAGCGTGATGCTATCATCTTCTGCTTTTAACAAAAGGCATTCGTAAGTAGTTTTATTTAAGTCATTATTGTTTAAAGAAAAATAATAATGTAACTCTTCATCAGTAAAAAAGGGAGAAGATTCCTCCCTTAGTCTTAGTTTAAGTTCTTGAATTTCTTCCATAATGCACCTACTTTAATATTTCTATTATCTCAGCTTTCTTTAACTTAGAATACCCTTCTATACCTTTTTCTTTAGCTAATTCTTTAAGCTCTGATACAGTCATATAGTCATAATCAAATTCATCCATGTTGGTAATTTCATTTTTTTCATCGTCGATTTCATCATTTAGAATTTCCCCTAAGTCTTTACTTAGGGGTTTAACTGGGATTATTTACATTAGCTATGATTATTTCATCCGCTCTTTCGAATGAAGGTAATCCTATTAAAGATACTTTTGTCTTAACATTAACTGGATCTGTTTCTTTAGTAGTAGTTATAGCTATACCTAAATTAACTATGTTTACTTCTGCACCAGTAGCCCCACTCATTAAATCTGATTCCTCTGGAGTAGTTCCTAACCATGTATTCCCTAAATTTCCATCAGGTAATAACGTAAATACATCATCCTTAAAGTAATTAGATACTACACCAGCTTCTGATTTATATTTTTTAGAATTTATAGCAACTCTTAAATTTAATTTGTCTAATAAATAATTCTCTAGCATTGTATTAGTTATAGTTACATTACCTTGACCTAATGCTTTTAACTCTCCTTGCACATTTTGATTATTTAAAAGGTATCCCCAAGTTTTTCTAGTGCATATAGCTCTTGTTGGTCTTGAACCAGTTCTATTTTCTGCATCATCCATCCACTTTAATATATCTTCCACTGGATTAGAATCTGCTTTAGTCCAATCTGTAGATACTTTCTGTTCATCCGCTAAGTTATAGTCATAATCCATCGGCTTATCAACTCCATCTATTCCTTTAGCCATTATAGCTATCTTACCTTCTGATAATAATTGCATTCTCATTCTTTCTAATTGAACCAATGCACCTTCTAAAAGAGTAGTCACATCGTCGAATATATTTCTAGTTACTAAATCTATATATGGTTGATTAGCTGGGTTTCCTAATAATTTATTTAATTCTTGCCTATCACTTTCTTTAACTAACATAGCTTCTTTGAAGAAAGGCATTTCTGTTTGAACATCAGAAAATCCTATTCTATCTCTTAACTCTGCTTTAGTATCAAACCCACTTGATTTTAAAGCTACTGGCATACCCTTAGAACCTTTTATCCATTTTAAATCTAACCCTAACTTTTTATTTAATGGGAATAGTGTTTCTCCTAAATATGGAGATCTTTCTTTTTGCATGGCATTGTAATAAACACCTATCTCTTTTGCTTTTACTATATCGTATATTGTTGACATATTTAATTCCTCCTTAAATTATATAAATTTTATCATTGGTAAAGCTGTTACTGCAGCAGCATCCGGTTCAGTCGGTAATTTAGATTTATCTATAAATCCATGTATAACTAATGAACCTGTTGAATCTCCATCAGTAACATCTACATCATATAAAACAACACCTTTAGCAGTTGCTCCATTTTCAGGCAATATAGTTCCTGCTTTAACTATTTTTTTACCATCTACCGTAGTTGAATTAGCTTGTGTTAATACTATCGCCTCAGCTACAAAATGATCGTACTTTAATATTTCTTTCCTATTTGCGTATTCAGTAACTCTTATTTTTCCCATTATTTACTACCTCCAAAATAATCATAATTTGAGTTTGTTTCTGTTGAATGCTTAGCTAACCTTTCTCCCAAGCTTTCTGTTGCTTCACCTTTCCTCCCAAGATTACGATTAAAGTTGCCTAATCCACCTGAGTTACTTGGTGTTGATTCTTCAAACCATTCTGAGTAAGTTTCAGATAAAGTTTTAAACTGTTCGTCTAGACCTTCAATGGTCCCATCTTCTTTGATAGTTAATTTTTCTCTATCAAATTGTGTTTCAAGAAGCTTCTTATATCTATCATCAACCTTTGCTAGCTTAGAGTTGATTGCATTATTTAAAGTTAAGTTTCTTATCTTAACCTCACTATCTTTTTTCAGAGTCTCTATTGTAGTCTCATGATCTTTAATAGTTTGTTGTAAAGTTTCATTGTCTTTGTTATTCTTTTTTAAATTTTCAATAGTTGTGTTAGCAGTATTTAACTGACCTACTAAATCATCCTTTTGAGTTTTCAACTTAGAGTATCTTTCATCTATATTTTCTAATGAAGTTTCATAAACTTTATTTTCCTTCATAGATGCAGTTATTTTGTTTATCTGCTCATCCGATAAACCTTGTGCTTTCAATATTTCCATTAATTTCATAATATCCTCCTACGCTTTTTACGTGTTTGCATCACTTAGAGTTTTTTTCTATTTGTTCTTTTACATCTACAATAAGAAAATAAAAAGATAATAAAAGGTCGGTTATAGCATTGCTAATTCCGACTTTCTCCTTGTACAACTTGGTACATGAGCATAAAAAAAGAACTTATAAAAAGTCCTCTCCATAATCTTTAAACCATTTATCTAATTTTATGTTTTGTTCTCCATCTATCCAGCTTCTAAGCTCTGTTCCTATTTCTTCTAATGACATAGGTATTTCTGGAACTGTAGTACATAATCCATTCGGTCACGGGTGGTCAAGGGGTAAATCCTTGACCATAAACACCTCCCCGTCTCTATCACTGCATATCGGACATGTTCTACCATGAATATTAGAACTAATCCACCTAATACCTTCAACATAAGGATTTTTTTCGCAACTTCTCTTTTGAGCTTGTTGAAAAGCGTGATTAACAGCAGTTCTAGCTAATCTTTGAGCATTATAATCTACAGATTTACTAGCATTAGGATATACATTTGACCAATCCCAAGGCTTACTAGCTTTTGGATTAACATATATTTCTAAATCTTTAGCTATTTCATATGTACTTTTCTTATTAGCAATACCTTCTGAAATTATATAATCAATATCTTTATCAAACTTCTTTGTATATTGCCATATTCTTTCAGATAAGCCTTTACGGTCTTTGTATACTTTACCGAATAATATTTCATCCATAGCAGCTTTGGGTATCTTAGAAAACATACTGGAAAAAGTATCCTTCATGTTCAAATCATATTTATCATTAATAGACATAAAAAAATCTAGCTGTACATCATTAGCTAGTTCACTTGATTTTTTTATATTATTTTTAATAATCTTTCCGACTTGACTATGAATAGTCCTAATTTCTTTTTCTAGTTCATTTTTAAGTTCTTCTAAATATCTTTCTGATAAAGTATTAGGATTAACTTTCTTAAGTTCTCTAGATACCTTTAAATACATATCATTGTATATCTGTTTTATCTGCTTTTCTTGCTTCTTAGCTAACTTAAGTTTTTTATTTTGAGCTTCTTCACATAGCTTAAGATAATCTTTAGATGCCATATTATATTCACTTTCTATAAAGTAATCTTTTTATTTTTCCATTTTTTATAAGCATCAAAATAAACTTCGTTTTTATCTCCATTGTAAGTTATCTCATAATACATTCCATCACTAACAGTAGTAGATAATAAAGCTTTGTTATTTTGAAGTGTTTTACAATTCCATACAACGAATACATCATCTGTAGTTAATTCAAAATTATCGGTCTTATCACACTCATTATTAAAGTATTTAACTATTTCTTCTTTGCATATATCTATAAATTTATTCGTTTCCATTATTCATCATCTCCTAAATCGGTTTCAAATTGACTATAGCTATCTTCTAACATCTGCTTTTCTAATTGTATTTGTTTTAACTCTTCTTCTGCTATATCTCCATTTACATTATGCCATTTCTCTATATATTTTTTCCTACTCATTACTTGTGTATTTACTTGTTGCATATCATTTGCCATTTCCTCATATTCGTCACTTGGTAATGGATATTGATTTTGCACTATTATTTCTACATCTTCAATATCTATATTAGGTAAATCACCTATTTTATATATTCTCGACATTTCTATAATAGCTTCTACCATCCATTCAAGCATTGGTATCCATGAAGTCATTTTTTCCTCTATACATGAAGTGAATTGTTGATATATAGCTTTTATAGCTTTAGCACTTGTAAGAGCTTTTAAATCTTCTGTATTAAGCTTAGGTATAGATAAGCTATTATACATATCACTTAATATCCTATCTAATGCATTTTCTATTCTTTGGTCATATACAAAGTCAGAGCCTATAGTATTTACTTCTGCTTTATCACCCTCACCTGCTTGTTTATCTTTCTCTAAATTCCAAACAGATCCAGCTTTATAACTTATCTTCGGCTTGCCATCATCCTCCATTATAGAGTCATCATCAACATTAAGCATATATATAATCCTGTTCATACCTTTTATAATAGTATCTATATCTTCGCTAGTAAGTTGGTTATATGCCTTTTGATTCTCTATTAATGGTTTTACATCTGATTTTCCTTTTGTATCTCCTGTTAAAGCATCATTCATTATCACATAGCATGGTATAAAAGGTAATTTGGTATTTTCATTATCTTTTATAATTTTTATTACCTTGCCGGTTCCATCATATATTGCTTCATCTACATAACAATAATCTTTACTCATATAATACTTTTGCTT